TCACGCAACATCGATCCACTCCGAGCCGCGTCCGTCCTTGTACATCTCCGTCATCGCCGCATTCCGGTGGCCCAGTAGCTTCTGAGGGTCTCTACCCTCAGCAGCATGCAGCCGCGCCGCCAAGGATCGCATTTCGTGGAAGCTGGGCGGGTGCGGTCCCAAATCGATGCCGAGATTGACCGCTGCTTGGTTGCGGGCTTCGGCAAATGCCAGCGTGAGTGTGTTCAGCTTGATCGAGCTGCCTGCCTTTGCTCCACCAGCACTTCTGGAATGGTGCACCAGGTGCTTGGACACCACCCGGTCTCTGCACAGCTTAATGACGCCGGCCAAATCCAGGCCTATCGCTTCCAGCCGCAAAGCGGTGCTCAGCCTGAGACGCGCACCCGTTTTCGACTGAACCACATGCAGGAAGCCATCGTGATCGTCCTTGAACAGCATTGACCCTATATCATCCCGGCGCTGACCGGTCAGTAGGGCCAGCTCCATCGCGCGTTTGAGCCAGGGACGATCAGTTGCAGCATGCATGGCCTTCCAGAGTTCCAGGCTCAGACGTGAGCGCTTGACCTTTGACCTTGCCGCCCTCGTGGCGTCAACCGGGTTTAGGTCGCACCATCCCGCCGCGATGGCTTCTGTGAAGACGTCGCGCAGCAGCGAACGCATCGCCTTAGACATCGGGGCTTTGTCGGCTTTGGTAAAAGTTGCCAAGAAGCTTGCTACGTCCATTGTCCGGATGCTGCGTATGTACTTATCGCCGAATACTTCCTTCAGCGCCCGTAGCCTGCTTCGGGTAGTGCGCATCGTATGGACGCTCAGACCTTTTTCAGGATAGATCGCGTCGTACTCGATCAGCCAGTCGGCAAACTTACGGTCGGCCTCCGCCACTGGCTCGGCGATACGCGCTCGCAATGTCGGTCGCAAAACCTCGGCGTGGTTGGCGGCCACAGCCTCCATCACTGCGGCTTCCTTGTCCTTACCCAGCCCGAACATTCTCCCGCTCACCGGATCGCGATAGGTGTAGTAGGTGGCGCCGTTGCGGCGGTCAGTCTTCCGGTAAAGGTTGGGGGGTAAATCCTTTGATCCTGGGTTACGCGGCCTTGGTGCCATAGCGTGCGTTCTCTATTCGGCTGATAAGGCTGCCACCGGCGATGCGCGCTGGCGGCTTTTCAGGTTCGTTGTAGTGGGCTTCGGCTTCCACATAATAGCTGCGTCCGTGCTTCACCGGCACCGGCGCAATCCGGCCTTCTCGGGCCCACTTGCGCAGGGTGTTTTGGCTGGGCGGCGTTTTGAACTGATCAGCTGCCCACTCCTCAAGCGTCATCTTTGCCATGTTGGTTGCCTCTGTCCGGGGTCTATGCGGGGTTGAGTGAGTGCTTCGTCAAGTTCAGCTTCTTCTTCTCGATGGCAGCGGCCCGCTTATCCAGCACCGCTTGCTGCTCATCGATTCTTCGCCAGCCCGCTTTGATGCACTCGGCCTTGTTCGCCTGCAGATCGCTGTTGAGGTAGTGCTTGCCGCCAGTGGTGACGTGATAGCTCTCGTAGTAGCCGCGCTTCACCAGCGTGACTTCCTTTGGCGCAAAGCTTGGGGTCAGCGTCCAGGCTGTAAATGGGTAAGTGGTTTCCGACATGCGTAAGTACCTCGCCCGCCGTACACCGGCAGGCATGTGGATAGATGGGGAAGGGGTTACGGGTACTGGCGCTTTATCCGGTTGGCAATGTCTTCCAGCTTTTCGGCCATGTAGTACATTTCATTGTTGTCGCGGCGGGACACGACGCCGGACCGAGGGACGTTGCGCCCGTCGAGGATCCAGGCAGCCAGTAGGATCAGCGCCGCTTCAAGCCGGCGGCGGATAAAACCTTTGTGCGGGATCAGCCTCATGCCGCCTCCTTGCCGCGCTGCCACCAGAACCAGGCGCGCGAAACTTTCGGCACCGAGTAGCTATCGCCCTGAAGGCACAGCGTGACGAATGGAACCGGCACGCTGTTTGCGTCGGCGTAGGCCTGCTCGAATTGATCGCGACTGCTCATCAGCATTCGCTCCAGTTCATGTCCTGGATGTACTCGCACGGAATAACCAAGGTGTCAGGAGGGACCGTGTTCCCAATCCTGGCATCTCCGAAATACCCGATTGCGGCCTTGGCGCGCTCAAGCGCCAGCTGGGCGTGTCGAACTTGCCATGACTTGCGGTGCTTGTACGAGCGCAGCGCAAGGGCCTTGTCCGTGTAGGCAAACCGTCGGCCGTGCTCGCCGCCTTCCTTCAGAACCCGCTTACGGTACGGCTTCAGCATTGATTCACGGTGCTGACCACCGAAGAGGCTGTCATGGAGTTCGGTGACGATGTACCAGCACTGATCGGTCTCACCTATCACTACGTACTTTTTGCACGTGACTATCAGGCCGCTTGGGTCCAGTTCGTCGACGTAGCGGTAATGGTCCGGGCCAAGTTTCGAATTTTCCTTAGGCATGACTTCGTCCTCGCCGCATACGCAGCAGGCAATAGGGATAGACGGGAAGGGTGGTAAGCTGCCTCGTTGATTGAGGAGCTGTTTGATTGAAGGCGTTTACATTTCTTCGCGATCCGATGTTTCTGGTCGGCGTGCCTGTTCTGGCCCTAGGCCTGGCCTATGACGTGGCTGTTCTGACTGCGTTGGGCATGTCGTTGGTGGCATGCGCGCTTATCCCTGCCTGAGCTGGCCTTTCCTGTCGATGGGGGGCGCGGATGTGTTAAGTGCCGCACGACACTCCGAAGTCAGCCACTCGCGCTCCATGACTTCTCGCGGTGGCGCCCAGGGCGTTACGCGCTTTTCGTTGTTGGCGTCGGTATGGCGCGTAACCCATCCCAGTTCCCAGCCTTCCATGTAGGCCGATTTCGCAAGCCAGGTCAGATCGCTGGCTCGTTGGTCGGCGATGTTGAGGCGCTGCTGTAGGGCTGACACCTCAGCCTGGAGGAGGGTGACGTAGGCGCGGTCCACCAGATCGACGGAATCGTGGCCCGCCAAAGCAAGCCGCACGCCAGCGTCAGTCAGGAAAACTCTTCTTTCCAAAAGCGAGTCGATGCGCGCCAAAACTCCCACTTCCCCGCGACACTGCGCCAACCGCTCCACAGGGCAATCGCTCAAACGCTTGCGTTCTTGATTCATGCTCGTTTCTCTATGTCAGTGGTGATCGCCTCAACGATCACCGGCCCTAGGATTCGGATGTTGCGGGCGTCCTCTTCAAAGGCACGATTCAGGCGGCCAACCGCTGCCTCGCGGGCCTGCCGGTAGACTTGGTCCAGTAGGCAGTCAGGACCCCACGACCCGAGGTTGCTCAGTTCGACGGTGAGCGTGACCTTCGCGCCGGTTGTGGTTCGTACGATTGGTTTGATCACAACCCCTCCTGCGGCGAAACGATGCCGCTTGCTTGAATGACAGCCATGCCCAGGTGGGTGGCCAGTTCGATCTCTACGTTGGCGCCGCGGGACTGACGCCAGTCGGGCAGGAACGCCACGGTGTCGCATGTCAGCATCTGGCGGATCGCGGTGCGCATGTACAGCTCCCACACGTGCCCAGGGACGGGCGGGTTTTCGGCGGGGTTCTCGACGGCGTAGCCGAGTCCGCGGAGGCGGGCGGCCTCTGCGTTGAATGCCGGGTAGTTGAAGTCGGCGATGCCTGACATCGGCCCGCTGAGGTAGATGCGTTGCATGGTGAGCGCCTCGATGCGTTACTGGATGGCGGTGCGTGCTGGCGCTGGTAGAGAGCTGTCGGACTCGATGAAGCCGGTCGACTTCGCGTCGCCATCCATCGCGGAGATGAACATCACTTCCACCTTTGCAGAATCAACGAGCACCTTCGCCACGTCGGCGATTGCCTTGGCGCGCTCGATCTCCATCGGCTTTTCGGGGTCCTGTAGCGCTTCGAGCGTGGCGAACAGGTGGTTGCGCAGATCAGTCATCTTGTTTTTCACGGGAAACCTCGCTGATTGCTCGCTTTAGCCGGCCGAGCTGGCGGATGGTGTCTTTGAGTTCTGGCGGGTACCGGTGGATAGTGTTGCGGCGCATGTTTTCAGCGCGCGTCACCAGCTCCAGGTTGCCAACCTCAATGTTCTGGGTGTTTCGATCTTTGAAAACTACGATGTGGCCGGCTGGCACTGGGCCGTGGATCTCTTCCCACAGGATCATATGGACCGACTTCCATCGCCGGTGCGGCGGTCCATCGTCGTGAGTTTTGCGCTGTCTGATCCCGTCGCAAGTGACTCGCTCAGAACCGACCGGCACATGGTTGTGCGGCATCGTCCCCGCGCTGAACCTTGTCTCTGCTGATCGACCGCCAGCCACATAGCTCACGCCTTTGTTCCAAGACGTCTGGCCTTTCTTAAACCGCGAGCCGACGCCAGGGTTATCGTCGCGCCGCAACCTGCAGGCGTGTTCACTTGCCAGATACGCCTCACTGCGCTTCAGGCCCAAGGCAAACGCTTTGTTGTAGATCGACCAGTACGGCCGCGCGAAGGCCTTCGCCATATCCGGCATCGGCGTGTCCGGATAGAGCTCGCGCAGCTTCGCTTCCTCCTCGGAAGTCCAGTGCCTGCGCGGTTTTGGAGGTAGGTCCTTGGGCAATCGTGCCCTGGCGTGCTTGAGCGCGCGAATCGCTATTGGGTTCATGCTGATCCTCGCCAGTGGCGTGATTGGTGGAAGTGGGTTATTGATTCGGTTTCGAACTGAATATGGAGTGGCTCTAGTGAGCGAATACCAGTTGCTTGACGTCGAAATCTTCTTCGATCAAAGACGAGGAGAAAATCGCGCGAGACCTCTGCCTGGCCAGAAATACCCGCCGAGCCTTGTGGTTGAGTGCGCAAAAGGTTTCAGGGAGTCGAGTCGGGTTGGCGCAAAATTCCGTCTTCAGGTCAAAGAGAAGGAAAAGAAATCCGACGATTGCAGGGTGCATCTTTATTCCTACTACCGATGGAAAGTTCAGCCGCTGGACTGAACGGCCCTATGGCCTACGCTTACCGCTCCACAGGAAGGGATACGGTCATGAGCGGAGATAGGGAAAAGGCGTTGTTGCTGGCTCTGAAAGCAGTTTTGAACGCGGCCCGGACGCAGGGGCTGAACCTCGACGAGCTGTCAGAGGAGGCGGCTGATGAGCTTCTGATGTATCGCGCCTACGACGCCGAGCATGTGCCGATGGCCATCAACGAAATTGAGGTGGCTGTTGACGCGCTGCACGTAGACCGCTAGTCGTCCTGCAGCTTGAGTGCGAAAATCTTTTTGACGGATCAAAACTCTACGGAGTGTCACAGGGAGATTCATTTATGGCACCCATCACGAAATTTATCAGCAAGCGCAGCCCTGAACTGTTCGCCGCGGCAGCGGAGCTTCGGCTTTCACTTCACGCGGTCCAAGAGCTTGTCAGGCAGGGTATTACGAGTGGCTATGAGTGGAACCAGGCTGATGTCCGCCAGCGGGACGCCACCGCCGAGTGGCGTCGTGCGCTGCGCAGGAACCGCGTTTCGCTCTGATGGTTGTGGAGATCCCACTTCTCTACCAACATAAAAGGACGCAAGTCATGAACGAAGACAGGGAAAGGGTAGTGCGGATGGCGCTGAAGGCGGTGCTGGTTGCGGCGCAGGAATGCTGCGTTGATATCGACGAGCTCACGGAGTTGGCGGTTCAGTCGATGTACGGCGAGCAGTTCTACAACCCAGCGGATGTGGCTGAGGCGACGGGAATCATCGAGGCGGCGGCTGATGCCCTGCCGGTGGTCCACTGATTAGGCTGCTGCACCTCCTGGTGGAACCAGCGCCTGCTGCACCGCCTCGATGATCCGCAGCACCGATCTGAAACCCCAAATTTAAATGAGTGCAGCCCGCCGGTTAAGCTGACGAGAAAAGTATCCGGCGCGGCGCCGTCCAGAGGAGTTCCGATGCTTGAGTTGTTAAACGATGTCACAGGCGTGAACGAGGCTGGCATTGTCTGTCATCCCTATAAGTTTCGTAGAGGTGCGAAAAAGGGCCTCTACAGCTACACGCTGAAAGCAGAAAACACAACGTTCGCGGGGATAGATGAAGCAGCCCTTCGCGCCATGATTGAGAGGGGTGACTTCGACAAGACTGGTAGAATTTTTATGGTCCCTGCAGGTAGCTCGAATACTGCTAATCATGGCGCACTCAACGTCAAAACGTACAAAAGCAAGCGCCTGCCTATCAAGGCACACTAATTCGGTTGGTGCTGGGCTATACGTGGTGACCGGCATCGGCATGGCCCGAATGGGCAACCAATAAGGAGTAGTGCGTGATCTACATTTATGTCGACAGCAATATCTTCGACTACGTCTATACACACAAAATCGATCTGTCTGCGGAGTTTCCCCCAGATATATATGAGCTACGAATCGTTGGCGAACAGGTTTTGGAGAGTCGAGCTATTCCAGAAGGAAAAAGTTGGCTGAAAGCGTATATCTATGAAGTAATTGAGAAATGGAACATCAAAGTCGACAAGCTATTCGGGTTTTACGACCCCAGGCATATCTCTGAAGAACAAAGGGTGGGTGGGTACAATGTCGGGCGTTACGCAAGTTTGGTGGAAGTGGAATTTTTGACTGAACAGCGCAGAGTCGGCGAGTTGGAGAAGCGTAAATCAGGGTTGTATCCCGACGAGACAGACATCTCGCTTGGGGCTCGCGCTATGGGTGGCAGCATCGTCCTCACCTTGGATGCCAAAAAAGGCCCGCTTAGAACCGCTAAAGATAAGGGCGGCCCGGTGGTGTTTCTTACAGACTTTCCCAGCAGCGGAGTGTCCTTACACGACTTTGTAATGGCGGCAGTAGACAATAGTTCGAGCATTTGATTGGCATACTCCAATCTCTGCGAGGCATTTGGTTATTTGCCCCGCAGAGCTTCCTTAAGCTGAAAAGCTTCCTAAAGCAAGCTTCGCCGCAGAGCCAATCTTGTCTTCCAACACTGACTTGAATTCCTGAGCGATGGCCTCGCGCTGAACTTCCTCGCCGACCCAGCGCAGTTTCAGAACCGGCACTGGCCCGCTGGTAATGACCGAAATGCGTAGGGTGATGAGCTGCTCGGTCAGGCCTTCGAATGGCACAACGTGGAACTGCAGAGCAGCCGGCAGGGTCTCTTTGCTGCGCGCCTCGATCTGGTCCATCGCACTGCGGCTGGCGCTGGTGTCGCCGACCGTTGTTTCCGATTCGCTAGTGGCCTTGATGGTGATGGTGCGCACCGCCGCGATTGCCTTGGCGATTGGAATGGCAGTGCCTGCGTCGTCAACCGGCGTCAGGTACTGGTGCCAGTCTTCGATCCAGTCGCTGAGGTCTTTCTGCGTAAGGCGATTAGCCGACACCTGCTGAGCGGCGGTGTAGCCGGCAGTTGCCTTGAGTTTCAATACGGCACGGTCATCAGCGTGGCCAGGTTCGTCAGCGGTGCCGAGGTTGAACAACAGAACGCAGCTCATTTCCTCCTGGTTGATGAAGCCACGCGCGCCGGCCGCGGCGCGGTCGGCCACGTAGGTGCTGAAGTCAGCAAGCGCGTGGGTGGAGTAGGTACCACGGAACCGGCTACGACCGGCTTGGTACTTTTCCAGATCCACGACTTTGGTGCCTTCCGGCAGCAGTGCGGTGGGCGTGTGAGTCGGCAACGCTTTGCCAGTCGCTTCCAGCGCGGTGTCGGTGATGAGTTGAATTGCTTCTTTGCTCAGGGACATTTTTCAGGTCTCTATGGGAAATAGTTCGGAGGGTGGATCAGGTTCGAGGCTTGATTGGTGTTTCGTTGCGCTCGAACAACTGGCCTGGGTGGGGTGCTTCAGCGAACAGCGTCACCTGGCCGCCGCTGCCCACGTTCATTGGCGTGTCCAGCGCGGTGTTCTCGCTGCGCGTGCCGCGCTTGGTCGGCACTTTGTAATCGAGCTTGTGCTTGATTTTCACCATGTGGGAATCGCCGATTTGGCTCATGTCCAGGGTGATTACCAGCTTCCCGGCCTTGCCATGCTCTACAACTCCGCTAGCCACTTCGGAAATTGCATAGCCGATCTGGCTGGCGAACGCGCCGCCGTTCAGCTCATTGAGGAACTCGGTTGTATCGGTAGGGGTGGACATGCGTGTTTCTCCGGTGGGGCCGGGACCCCGCTTGGTTGGAGTTTGTATTGGGTTTGTCGACGACGGTGGTTCGCGGATTGGTTTACGCGCCGCATCAGCTGGATGCGGTGAAGGTGATGCCGTGCTCTCGCGCGGTGAGGGCGACGGTGCGGGTATCGACGCCGATCTTCATGCCGATCTGGCGCGCGTTCAGCCCCGCCTTTGCCAGTGCGCGAATCCGCGGCGCACACTTGGCGCGCTTGGCCTTGAGCGTTTCCAGATGATTTGTGGTGCCCAGCAGCGGAGCGTTGGCGTTGGCGCTGGCGCCTTGCTCGATATGCTGGATCCGGTGGCCGGTCGCGATGAAGTGATCGATCTGGGCTGCAAGCTGGGCGATCGCCTGCTTGTGCTGGTCTGGCACTGTCTCGCCGATCATTGCAGCACCGCCGACGACAGAATGATGACGACCCCGTCAGCGCGAGACTCGAGGACCTGAGCAAAGTTGACCGCTTCCTTCCAGCTGAAGCGGAAGCCGACCACCTTGCCGGTTGCGATTTCCACGACGTGGTAAGCGCCGGTGCCCTTGGCGACGACTTGGAAGCGGATGTGCTGGGCCGGCGGCTCTTTACCGATCATCGCGTAGAACTCCGCGGTGGCGAGTTGAGTGCGAGCGCGCATGACGTTCAGGCCATCCACGCGTTTTTGGATTTGTGGGTGCATGTCCTTTCTCCATTTCGTGGCGTGTACTCGTCAGCACTCTGGCCGCCTGACATAGGCCGATTGGGCGCAGGGGAGAGTGCTGACGGGTAAACGCTGGGTGAAAAAAAGCCCCATCGACGTGGGGCTTTCATTTCGCTGGTTCACGAGGCCTCCCTACGTGAGCCTTGCTTGCCGGCGCCGCCTGATGCGTTAGGCCGGGTCACTGTCGTTTACATGGCTGCAAATCCTCGGGAAGTTGATGGGCACAATGCAGGTGGGCGGTTATAGGCCGCAGTTTCGTCCGCATTGGGGTGTGATCTGTTGACTACTGCTGGCTTCTGTTTGCGGCCGCCGGCGCCACACCGGCAATTTGTGCGCTCGGCCACAGCGTGTTCATTCAGATCACACCCCGATGCGGCCTGGTCAGCGTCGAAGCGTTCCAGGTATCGGGCAGTTAACGTCAGGGTGATGCTGGCGCTGGTTGTCTATCTGCCGACTGCTTCCAGTTCGGCGTGCTTTGCCTGAAGCTTAGCGATCAGTTCCAGTCGATCTGCTCCTGGTAGCGTGCAGGCGGCGTAGAAGATCCCGTCCGCTGGCGTGCCGTCGTATTCGGTTTTGCTGGTGGGGTGCCACAACTGGAACTTGATACGGTTGGTTGATCGCTTTGCCATGAAGCATCTCCGTCTGATTTCCCAATGCAGCCTGTCTCCAAGCTGCATCAGTGAAATTCTTATCCCGGCATCCGAGTCGGCTCTTGATCAATAACGGTGATTGAGCCGCGGTCCGTTATCGCCACTCGCCCAGTCAGTCCAGGGTTGCGTTCGGCGAGCTGGGGGTGCGGCTTGAACTCCTGAACTCGGCCTGTTCTGTTACCTATGCCGACGTAGATCACGTCGCCAATTTCAATCTCGCTTCCGCGTTTCGTTGCCATTGCCTTCGCTCCGTTGATTTCCCGTCTGGCCCTGTTGCCAAGGCCAGCCAGTGAAATCGGTATGTCCGTTCTGCTTAAAGAGCTTTGATCCAGTCGATCCCTTGTCGGGGCTGGGAGACCACTTCGCTGGTCCCTGGCTATCTGGCGGCTTCACCAGTCTTGGGTTCGATTCGCAAACCCCGCGTCAGGAGTTATTGCGTCTCGATGGGCCAAATATGCACCAGTGCAATTAGAGTGTCAATGCACCTGTGCATAAATAAATTTGAGGCTATTCCCCTTGCCTCCGAGAAAGACCGTCCATTACTGTATGGATATACAGTAATCAAAGGAGGTATATACGATGCAACAGGGCAAGAAAACAGATCCGACACCTAAAGCAATGAGCGGGATGGAGCGGCTGTCGCTGCGTGTGTCGTCGATGATCAACCACCCGATCGCCCAGGAGCGGAGGGAGGTCAGGATTCATCGGCTGGATACGGACGGGGAGAGGGAGTGGGGCGAGATTGTGAGCGCGCTCTCAGAGGCGGACGGGATTGAGCTGGCGCACAATCATGAAGATGCGTCGATCACATTGCGGTGGGAGCCGTCGGCGGATGACGAGATGCCCGCGCAGGCTGCCGACCCATTCGGGCCAGAAGAGCCGGCACCTTTCTAGCGAGCACAAAAAAGCCCGCTGGATGGCGGGCTTCTTAACAGAGTATGCGAGGCTAACCGTCAATCATTCGCTGGACTGTGATGGATACCGGCTCCATCTTTCTCGTCTTCGCGGACATTCGGAATTTAACAACAACATCCGCCCGAACCTTAAATTTCCCCGCCAAGCTTTGAGGATCCACACCGTCCTCAAGCACCAGTTTCACGCGGCGGTCCACAAGCCCGCGAATTATCGCGGCCCATCCTTTGCTTGACGAATCCAGGTCTGTAGCCCTGATTTCTACATCAGCATCAGGGTGAGGCTCGTCAATTTCAAAAGGCTCGAACTCAACTGTGTCGGGCACTTCTTTTACTGTTTCGACTGGTATTGAGAGGCTATCGTCCTGACTCATCACGACCGTAGCCCCCTCCTCCTTTTTGGCTGGGGCAATGATCTTAACAGCGGCTTGAGCAAGCTTTTTCTTATCAGTCGCGCCGACTTTCTCGATTATTTCTGCAAACTTCTCGGGTGACATTGCGTAAGACTCTGCGCCGATCACCACGAAACTGCTGTCGGTGATATTGAGAGTTACAGGGGAGGGAGCGGGCGGGGCTTTGTTTATGATTGCCCACCCAGCGCCGGCTGCAACCAGTGCGCCTATGACGCATGAGACTGCCACTGCGCCTTTCAAAACAGGGCTTCCATTGCCTGGCAGGTTCCGATAAACATTCCTTCCTCCCTCGCGCACCTTGTCGAGAAACTTGTCCATTTCTTCCTTGCTCTTGAAGACCAGCTTTACGAGCGTGTCCTCAATGAACGACCCCTGTTGAAATCCCTCTACCAACAACTCTGCGGATACGATGCCCGCGCCAGTTAGCTGAGACAGTGCTTCCGGCAGGAAGTAAACTGAGACCTTCTCCAGCCCTGACAGAGAGTCTATTACGTCCTGAACCGTTAGCGGCTGCTTGTTCGTGTACTTTACTGAATGCTCGACCAGCAGTATGAACTCAGACATCGTCATCCCTTCTCATTATTTTCCATGTGTCGAGCCTCGTTTGCGAACCAAGCAAGCGTCACTCAAACCAGATTCCCATTCCAGACGAATAGCACTCGGGCCTGAATGTAGGTCTCGTCGACGAAAATGTCCTCGGCCTTGTGCTTGCGGTTATCCGAGATCATCTTGAATTTGTCTTTACCCTTCATCTGCAGACGCTTGATGTACTGGAAGCCGCCGTACGAGAAGTAGTAGATCCCGTCTCCTACGAATTCCTTGATGCTGATGTCCACCAAGCACGGATCGCCATGCTTGATGGTGGGCGTCATCGACTGACCCCAGCCGGTTATCACCTTTAGGTGGTAGTGCTCTTTGAACTCCACGCCCATTGAACGGAGCTGGGAAGGGCTGACCCGCACGTCCTGGAGCAACTCAGGGTAGTCGTGAGCAACCTCACCATCACCCAGCGCTCCGCGCACATCGTAGTGAGCAATCCAAACCTCATCGCCTACCTTGCCAGGCCTGTAGGCATCGTTCACCAGGACGCTGACAATTCCCTCCGGCTCACCGCCCTCGGCAACGGCCAGCAACTTTTGCAGACGATCTTCACCAAGGCTTTTGCCAGCGAGCATCTGCCGGATCTTGTCGGCGGCGGAAACGCCTGGCGTAGATTCCTCTGCATCAGTAGGCGGCTCGCCAAGCTCTAGTGGCGCGAAGCCGCGCAACTGATCGGTGGTGACCCCAAACAATTCAGCCAGAGGCCGTACCTGTTTGTCGGTTGGCTCTTTGATCCCTTTAGGGCCGTTCGGCTTGAGGATTCTGGAGATCGTCGACTGCCCTACGTTAGCGCGCGCGGATACTTGGACCTGACTAAGCCTGTCCCGGCGCATCAGTTCAGCCAAGATTTTATCGATGGTTTTATGCATGAGTGCAATCGTCGCCTTGGGCAGTGCATAGAGCAATAGAGGTGGTCGTTGACAGATATGCACCAGTGCATGATCATGTGCATATCTACAAAGGAGGCAGCCATGAGCGCTACCGATCTTCCGAACAAATTGGACGCGTTGCTGGGCTCTGGCTGGACCTACAAGGCCATTGCAGAGCGCGCCAAGTGCGACATTTCAACCATCTTCCGTATACGCAACGGGCACATCAGCAACCCCAGCTACATCGCTGGCCGGGCAATCGACCTTATGCACGAAGAGCTGGCGAAACCCACCAAGTCGACGAAGAAAACCGCTGCTTAGAAAGTCCGTGAGCCCATACGGGCTGCTGGGTTGCTAACTGATGGAAACATTTTGCAACGTGTAATGGCACTCGGCCACTGAAACAAATTTGAGGGTTTACGAATGGAAGATTTCTTGCGGGCTTGCCACACCACCATCAAGGAAAGCGGGGCGGAAGAGCTGGCCGGGAAGATGTGCCTTGCCCACGTGAGCCTGCTGCAGCGCTCCAATCCGGACAACGCCGCGCACCACCTGACCATCGAGCATCTGTTCGGGGTTCTGCTGCACACCCAGGACATGCGCCCGCTGTTGGCTTTGGCTGGCGCGTTTGACTTCGACCTCGTAGCGAAGGAGAAGCCGGTGGCCATAGATATCCACCAGGCGCTGGGTAGCGTTGCGCTGGAAATCTCCGAAGTGACCGTTGAGACGCATCGCGCAATGGCTGATGGCCGCGTTGATCAGGTCGAGCGGGCGAGAATCATGCGCGAGATCGTTGAGGCACAGAAAGCGCTCGACGTGCTCAAGGCATCCCTCAAAGCGGCCTAAATCGCAGACACAAAAAAGCCGGGATTGCGGCCCGGCTTCTTCAACAACACTTGTGAGGTCCGATTATGCACATCACGAACACCCAGAGCAATAGCCGTCCTGATTCGTCAGTTCTTTGCCTTCCGCAAGTAATGACGCGTCAGGTCATGTCGTCGCGGGAGATTGCCGATCTCACCGGCAAGCGTCACCCAGACGTAAAGCGCGACATTCAAACCATGGCCGCCGATCTCAAAGAAGATGTGAGCAAATTTGCGCGCATCTATTTCGACGCGATGAACCGCAAGCAAACTGAGTATCTGCTTGATCGTGAGCACACCGACTGTTTGCTGACAGGTTACAGCGCGCCGCTTCGAATGGCTGTTGTTCGGCGTTGGCGTGAACTGGAAGATCAAGCCGCGCCTCGCATCCCGGCCAATTACGCCGAGGCACTCCAGCTCGCCGCCGACCAAGCCAAAGAAACCCAACGCCTGATAGGCGTGCTCGAACTTCAGGCCCCGAAGGTCGCAGCCATCAATCGTCTCGCGGCTGCTGGCGGCTCGATCTGCATCAGCGACGCCGCAAAGCAACTTCAGATTTCGCCGAATCAGCTCTTTGCCTGGCTTGAAGCCCATCGCTGGATATTCCATCGCGGTGGTTCCAAGCGCTGGACAGCCTATCAGCCTCAGATCACTAAGGGCTTCATGGTCCACAAGGTGACCGAGCTCAAGCCTGACGCCGAGACCGGTGCCGAGCGCGCTGCTTATCAACCCCTGATCACCCCGAAAGGCCTGACCTACCTCGCCGAAAAGAACATTGGAGCCGCGCTGTGAGCGTTCAAGCTATGTCCTGGGCTCTCGCACTGCCGAAGGCTTCCCTCGAAAACCCTGCTGCCCGTCATGTGCTGCTCTGCCTGGCCAACTACGCCGGCAGCGATGGACGTGGTGCTTTCCCATCTGCCCTGACGCTGTCGGCTGATACCGGTCTTTCTGAGAGGACTGTCCGCCTCAAGCTGGATGAACTGGAACAAGCCGGCTTCATCTCCGAAGGCAATCAAGCCATTGCTGCTGCCTACATCGACCGTCGTGACCGCCGCCCCGTGGTGTATGACCTCCAACTTAAGCGGGGTGCAAATGCTGCACCCCGTAAAGAACGGGGTGCAGATGACCGCACGGGGTGCAGCTCACAGCAGAACGGGGTGCAGGAAAACGCAGAACGGGGTGCAGCAGCTGCACCCAATACATCACTTAACCATCAATTAACCGAAGAGCAGCAGCTGCAGCGCGATTTGGAGGCTGAGCTTGCCGAGCAAGACCGAGCCGCCGCCGAGTGCCCATCGCCGAACCAGCGCTACGCCATGTTCGCCGCCTGGGAGCCGAATGCCAAAGCCTTGGCCGACCAGATAGCAATCGCTGGCATCCCAGCAGGCTCAGTGCCGGAAGCCGCGATCCGAGCGTTCAAGGGCTTCTTTGCTGCCCGACCCGGGACTGTCGATTCGGGCCCCGGCTGGTGCTACCGGTTGGTGCAGTGGGTCAAGCGTGAGCGAGTCAAGGCCGCCGGTCAGGGCCAAACACCTGACTTCGACGACACAAGCTGGGCTGACAACATGGGGAGCCTCTGATGAAGTCCATAGCAAGCATCATGCAGCAACTGCCTAACGTCCCCTCCGCCGAGGTCGTGCCGCTTAAGATCGATTCCGGCACAGTCCACGTGATCAACCAGCTGTTCCGGGAGCTGATGGCGATCTTCCCAGGGTGGAAGCAGGCCTGGCCTGACAACGCGGCCATCGGCGCGGCAAAGGCAAGTTGGACCAAGGCGTTCATGGCCGAGAACATCACGCGCATCGAGCAGATCCGTTTCGGCATCGAGCAATGTCGCAAGCTGGGTGTGGACTTCGCACCGAGCTCGGGCAAGTTCATCAAGCTGTGCCAGCCCACTCCGGAAATGCTTGGCATCCCATCGCTGGAGAAGGCTTTCCGCGAGGCCTGCCGAAACGCTCACCCATCCATGGCGGGGCAGGGCAGGTGGTCGCATCAGGCCGTCTGGCACACGGCGAAAGAGTGCGGCTTTGAACCGCTCAACCGCCTCGAAACCTCGCTCGCCATGAAGCTGTTCGAGCGCAACTACGTGGTCACCTGCCGCCGGATGATCGAGGGTTTGCCATTGCAGGCGATGCCCTTGGCCCTGCCAGCACGCGCCGAAGCCCGGCGCACTCCCGATATCGGAAACAAGGCCTTGGCCGAACTGCGCGCCCGCCGCGCCGGAGCATCAGCATGAGCGCACTCAACACCCAAGTGTCCGGCGATCACTACAAGTCGCTGAAGATTCAGCCCATTGAGTTCATCCATGCCAATGGCATCCCGTTCGCAGAGGGCAGCGTCATCAAGTACGTCACGCGCTGGCGCGACAAGGGCGGCCTCGCCGATCTGGAGAAGGCCAAGCACTTCCTCGAGCTGCTGATTGAGCTGGAGACAAAGGTGCGGGGGCTCGACGAATGAAGGCCCTCCACGCGCTGATCCAGGTCCTGTGCTGCGCCGTTTTGCTGATGGAGCTCGGCTACTCGCACCCAGTGAGCCAGGTCGAGTTCCAGTTCGGGGGTGGCCTGTGAGGCAGACCAAGTTCACCAAGGCCGCGCGCGGTCGCGACTGCCAGATCCGTGTGCCGGGTGTGTGCAACGGGAATCCGGAAACAACTGTGCTGGCGCATCTGCGTATGGCCGGCACTCGCTGTGGCACTGGCCTGAAGCCGCACGACCTGCAGGCTGCCTGGGCGTGCTCAGCCTGTCACGACGCGGTCGACGCTCGCCGCAAGACCGAGTTCAGCCGTGAAGAACTCCGCACGATGCATATGGAAGGCATGGTGCGGACCATCGACATTCTGGTTAGTGAAGGGAAGGTGGCAGCGTGATCACGACTTGGGACCAACTCAAAGCCTTGCTGAATAACTCCATAGTGCTCCGTGCTGGCCGGGACGGCTTCGTTTTCACGCCTGCCCGCGGCTCAGCCAAAGGCGCTGGCAAATGAAGCTTTTCCAGCCACGGCCCAGTCGCGCCAAGCCAGTCGACCGCGAAGGCCTGGAACAGGCCGCGCTGATCAAAGAACTTGAGCTGCGCCTGCCGGCTGTGGCTGCTTTGATCTACCACGTCCCCAACGGTGGGCACCGCCACAAGCTGGTCGCCATCAAGCTGAAGGGGCAGGGCGTCAAAGCGGGTGTGCCGGATCTGGTGCTGCCGATGGCGCGCGGCGGCTACTTCGGCCTTTATCTCGAGTTCAAGGCGACGGCGCCGAACGATGCAGCGGTATCGGCCAGCCAGCACGCCTGGATCCGCCGGCTCAACGATCAGGGCTATCTCGCGATCGTGTGCCGGGGCCACTTCGATGCGATGGAGCAGCTCCGCGCTTACCTTCGACTCGCTCCGACTGTGGTGGCTGCATGACGATGACCGTTGCGTTCTCCGATGCTGAGCTGCGGCGCCGTGCCGAAGACCCTGCTGCAGTGCTGATGCGTGACCCACGCCACCCCGGGCTGTATTTCCGCTTCACCGAGGCCCGCCCGCGCGGGACGTGGAGTCTGGTGGTGCGCAAGAAGTGGCTGCGGATCGGGTCATACCCTGAGTTATCGGCCAAAGCGGTGTTGGCCGCTCTGCCTGAAACCCGTCAGCGGCTGTCCGCCGATGCAAAGTCCACCGCCGCTATTTCACCGTGGGACACCCTTGGCGAGTTGCTGGTCTGGTACAGCGAAAGGATGAGTCGCGATCGCCACCTGTCAGCCAAGCGGAAGGCCACGGCCAAGTCAGCCATCGCCTGCCACTTGGTACCGCGCGTTGGTGAACTGGCGCTGGGCGAAATTGATCGCGCGACGCTCGACACAAAGCTGATGTGGCCGCTGCAGGAAACGCTGTCGCTGGAGTTCGTGCGGCTGATCTTCGCGCTCCTGGTGCTGGCCTGCCGCCAAGCGCACACGCTGGGCTCGATCCCGGCCAACCCAATGGCGGGTATCAAGTTCAGCGACTTCTCGAAGACCAAGATAAAAGCCAAGTCCGCGCGCCTGCGTGGCGTCCAGGTGGAAGGGCTGCTGGGTCAACTGGCCGAGGTGTTCGAGCGGCGCCCGGCCCATGGCATGTTGGCCTTGATGATGCTCTGTCATGGCACGCGTGTAGGCGAGACCCGCATGGCGCTCTGGTCGCACATCAGCCTGGCTGACCGCACGTGGCATCTGCCGGCCGCGCACACCAAGACCCGCGTCGAGCATTCACTGCCACTCACCGAACAGGTTTGCGCGCTGCTGACTCAGTACCGCGCCCGTCAGGCTGCCACCGGTTACACCGGGCAGTACCTGTTCCCGGCGCGGCACGGCAAGGGCATGAGCGAAGGGCAGGCCAGCATGGTGTTCACGCAGCTCGGGCAGGGCGAGTGGACCAGTCACGACCTGCGCAAGTTGGCGCGCACCGGCTGGGCAGATCTCGGTATCGACTTCCTGATTGGCGAGATGCTGATCAACCACGCCATGGGCCACAACGTGCAGGCCTACATCCACACCACTGTCGAGACCCGCAAGCGCGAAGCGCTGGAGAAGTGGCACGCCCATTTAGACGCCAAGGGATTTAGTGCCATTCACGGGTTGGAGGGAGTCGAAAACAAAGAGTCCAGCATTCAGCTACAGGCCGCGACGCATATGCCCTGCAACCCTATTCAAGAATCAACCATAGGCGAGGTTTCAAAATGACAAATATCGTGACTGCCGACGACCTCGCCGAGCTGAAACGACTGGCAGAGCTTGTCCCGTCGGCCGATGAGAACCGGTGTGTTCATGACCCGGAAGGGCGCTACTTGCACTTCAAGGATGAAGTCATTCGGCTGTTTAGTGACGACGTTGGGATGGCAAAAGCTTTTGCTGCTGAAGTCGAGAGGCTGGAGTCGTTCAAGACCGCTTACACCGAATGGTCAGAAAAAACCGACTGGGCGCGCAGCGGCTCCACGGCCTCTGAGTGGGGCAAGCATCTGGCCGATGTGATCAAGGAACGCTTCGATGCCCTCAAGGCCGAGAACACAGCGCTTCGAGCCACCAACAACACCGTCGAATGCCGATTTGAGGTCAGTGAGGACACCCTCAAAGTAATCCGGGGCTGCCTGCGCTCGGCCGAGGGCGACATAGATCGCCTTCGCGAAGAGAACGAAGCGCTCCGGGTGCAATTGCTGGAGGCCAAATGAAGAAGTCGCACGGGCCAGCCTTTCGCAAGGAGTTGAAGCCGCTTATGGAATGCGGATGGTGTCGCGGCACAGGTGTCGTTGCGGGCGTGTTTCACCAGCTCGACTGCGCCACGTGCCGCGGATCGGGCTGGGTGTGCCAGGTGACCGGCGAAGCGCTGCCGCTGGAAGACCTGGTGCCGCAACTGAACATGAAGCTGCGCAACGTCACCGCCGAGCTGAACCGGGCGCGACACAGCCAAGGCGGCGCGCATGAACAATACGAACAGAACAACCGCCGCGGTGCCGGTGGCTCGAACTACACAGGGGATTGATCGATGGGGATGTACAAAGATGTGATGAGTACCCTGGTGCGCGTGCTGGCCGCCGACAACATCGACAACAGCACGAAGCAGTCGTGGCAGAAGCTGATCGACGCCGACCTGCGGCAGGGCGGCACCGGCAGCACGCTGTCAGTGCGCGACAAGTTCGATTACGACTGCTGCCTCTATGCGCTGCTGCACCGTCAGTTGGAGACTGCGCACTGGGACGTGCTGGTCGCGAAGTACTCGACGCATAAGGCGAACAAGGTGGCCGCCATCGGGCGCTTGGTGTGCCGCACCACTTCACCCGCTCCGCAGCTGTTCGTTTATAAGGCGCTCACGGCCTGGGCTATCCCCAAGCTCAAGGGCATCCAGAGCGGCAAGCGCTCCACCGACATGATCGTGCTGCCCGCTGAGTTCTATGACATGAACACCTGGGATGTGGACGCCTCCCCAGAGCGTACCCGCCGCAACTGGAGAGCTCGCATTCAGAAGCGGCTCGAGCAGCTGGAAGAAGCGGCGGTTATTCACGCGACCCACATCTTCGATGCCGAACAAATCTTCGTAGATGCCGCTTGACCATGATGGCCGTTTGGCCGTAAATTAACCCCATCATGTCGATCTTGCGTGCGGTGATACGCGGCGACAATCAAACATCAGAAACCCGGCCCTCGCGCCGGGTTTTTTCGTTTTCGGCCCCGCCACACCCATCGCTCCGAGCTGGGAGTGCTGCGGGGCTGATTCATTCTGGAGTAGCAATGGACCCAACCGACCTCGGCCCAGGCACAGCTACCTGGCTGGGCGGCACTGGGACAGTGCTGCTGGCAGGCTTCCTGTGGCTGAGGAAGTTCCTGTCTCGCGATGCCGCAGATCGGGCCATGGACAACGCCGATATCGGCACCGTCCGGAGACTCAACGAACTGCTCGACTCTGAGCGTGCTGCTCGGAAGGAGTCCGACGCGCGTGCCGATCAGTTCGCCAAAGAACGTAACGAACTTGCAGCCGCAGTAGGCCGTATGGAGGGCAAAATCGAGGCCCTCACAAGCCAGGTCGCACAACTCACAGATAAGGTGGCCAGCCAGAGCTCAGAAATCGCCCGGCTGTCCCAGCTTGGAGGAGCAGCCTGATGGACAGATGCGCAATGGAATTCATCGCACGCCGCTGGTGGCGTCGAGTGGAGGTATGGGTCATAGCTTTGTTGATGGTCGCCGGATCGTTTTCACTGGGATTCGGTGCATCGCAATGGTCGCTCGCCAGCTGGTATAGCAACCAGGTGGCACAGGTCCGAGCGGGCTACGACGAGGCTCTGAAGCAGCGCGATCTGCGCTTGAACACCCTGGCAGACAAAGCAGGTAAGGCCGCGGAGAAGGTGGAAGCCGCGGCGAGTACGGCAACCGAAGCCGCCGGCGTTGCCAGTAAGGCCGCCGACAAGGTCAACGAGGCCGTCGACAGAGTTTCGCCGTAATGGGCGCGCTAAAGCTGGTGCCTGCCTGGGCCTGGGTACTGCTGATCCTGCTGGCAGCGACCGGTTATCTGTGCCTCAGGCTGGATCACACGACCACAGCCCTGACTGCCGTGACAGGCGAGCTTGACGTCGCCACGGCGCGCGCTGCATCGATCAGCAAAACGTTGAGCCTGCAACGCCAGCTCACTGAAGACTCGAACAAGGCGACAGACCATGCCACCGAACAAGCTGAACATGTCACGGCTGCTGTTGCTGTTGCTGATGGCCGCGCTCGCAGCCTGCAGCAACAAGTCACCGATCTGCTTGCCAACCGAAAGCGTTGTCCTGTCGCCCCTGCCAGCACAGGCAAGACAAGAGACGACCTCGCCGCTGTGCTCGCCGAACTGCGTCGAAGCGCTGACGAAGAAGCGGGAAGCCTGGCAGCAGCGCTTGACCGAAGCCGAATAGCCGGCCAGTTATGCGAGTCGATGTACTCGGCAGCGATGAATGCCAGATGAGAAAGTCCTGGTACGTCACAGTGCCGGGCTACCCACCATTCCCCATGATCATGCAGGAAGACCACGACCACGCTGGTGCCTTGGCATTCGCGCGATGCAAGTGGCCGGCCTGCACTGTTGAGTAGCTACCGATGAAACGCTCTGATCAGTCCCGACTCAGCTATCTGCTTTCGTCACGTCCGTTGATCATCAAGAAGAACGGCGTGCATGTCTGCGTGCATGACGCGTTTAGTGGTGAGGTGCTCGGCGGGCAACTTCGAGTTGAGCTGATCCAGGAGCCGGAATCGTTTGCTGTGCTACGAGTGGAGTTCGCGGTAGATGGGCAGATGGTTCGGCTGGAAGGTGAGTGATGTCACGACTCAAATCATTGGGGAACCGGGTGAGCACGCAGGGCAACAAGCTGCCGATCATGCAGCCTGGGTCGTGGCGCACCGACAAGGCCACATCCGGCCAGCGCGGCTACACCTACGCATGGCAGAAGGCGAGCAAGGCCTTCATCCTCGATAACCCGCTGTGTGTGATGTGTGATGCAGCGGGGCGAGTGACAGCGACAGCGCTGGTTGACCACATCGAGCCGCACCGTGGCGACATGAAGCTGTTCTGGGATCGATCCAACTGGCAGCCGCTGTGCACCACCTGTCACTCATCCGTGAAGCAGCGCGAGGAGGCCGGCAGCCTGTAGCACGCCAACTCCCCGAGCTGGTCGATTCTGGCACGCCACTTACGTGCAACAAGGGCAGGGGGTGCCTCGAAAGTTCGCAGCCTTGCCGCTCTAGACCACCCGGTCCCGCATTCAGAGTTTTTTTCCTGTTTTGAGGTTTTTTGTTAATGGCTTTAACACCCAAAAAGCGCGCATTCGCCGACGCTTTGAGGGGAGGTGCGTCCAACAAAGAAGCAGCGATAGCCGCAGGCTATAGCGCTTCCAGCGCATCAGCCGCCGGATCACGGCTAGCAAAGGACCCTCACGTTTTGGCCGAGCTGGCAAGCGGGACCGTTAACAAAAATGTTAAAGCCCAGCCGAAGGCCAAGGCGCCCAAATCGGTCGAGCCTGAGGCGGACGATGAGGACTCAGGCCCGACATTCGACCTGGCCCGCGCCCTGACCTTTACCGACCCCAAGGCCTTCCTGATTGCCGCGATGAACGACCCGGAAGCGGAGGCAAAGCTCAGGGTCGACGCTGCAAAGGCGCTCATGCCGTTCATGCACCAGCGCAAAGGCGAGTCGGGCAAGAAGGAAGACAGGCAGAACGCAGCTGAAGAGGCGGCGGCCGGCATGTACGGGACGAGCAAGCCGCCACTCAGATCGGTGAAGTAGGTGGAATGGTCTACCGCATGTCCAGACTGGGAGCGCCGGATTCTCTCTCGCCAGTCGCTGATCCCGTTTCCGCCGCTGTTCCGTTCTGAGGCTGATGCAGCGCTTGAGCTGTTCAAGTCGCTCAAGGTTGTCGATGTGTCAGGCCAGCCGACCTTCGGCGAGTGCTGCGAGCAGTGGGTATTTGATTTCGTGGCGGCGATCTTCGGCGCTTACGACGCCGAGACCGGCAACCAGAAGATCCGCGAGTACTTCCTGCTGATCAGCAAGAAGAACGCCAAATCAACGATAGCCGCCGGGATCATGGTCACCGCCCTGGTGCGCAACTGGCGCGACAACGAAGAGCTGTTGATTCTGGCGCCGACCATTGAGGTCGCGCAGAACAGTTACAAGCCTGCCGCGGCGATGGTTCGGGCCAATCCCCGACTGGAAAAGATGCTCCACGTCCAGGATCACATTCGGACCATCACGCACCTGACCACCAAAGCTGCGTTAAAGGTGGTCGCCGCCGACTCGGACACGGTGTCCGGTAAGAAGTCCGGCAAGATTCTTGTCGACGAGCTCTGGGTGTTCGGCAAGCGCCCGAACGCGGACGCGATGCTGATGGAAGCCACCGGCGGCCAGATCTCGCGGGACGAGGGTTTCGTGATTTTCCTTTCGACCCAGAGCGACGAGCCGCCGGCGGGGGTGTTCAAGGAAAAGCTCGATTACTACCGCGACGTTCGGGACGGCAAGATCCAGGACAAGAAGTCGCTGGGCGTGCTGTACGAATTTCCGAAGGCGATGGTGGAGTCTGAGGAATACCTCAAGCCCGAAAATTTCTATATCACCAACCCGAACATGGGGCGGTCGGTCAGCCGGGAATGGCTGGAAGACCAGATGGTCAAGGAGGCGAAGAAAGAGCCAGGTGCGCAGCGCAAGTTTCTCGCCAAGCACCTGAACGTCGAAATCGGTATGAACCTGCGTGCCAACCGGTGGGCGGGTGCCGAGTTCTGGCAGGCCCAGGCCAAGGCAAAGAACCTAACGCTCGCCCAGCTCATCGCCCGCTGCGAAGTGATCGACGTCGGGATCGACGGCGGCGGTCTTGACGACCTTCTGGGGTTCGCAGTGCTGGGCCGCGAGACTGAATCGCGCAATTGGCTTCTGTGGACTCATGCCTGGGCCCATCCCTCGGTGCTGGAGCGCCGTAAGAGCGAGGCCCCGCGGCTCCATGACTTTGCCAAAGACGGCAACCTGACGCTGGTGGAGTACATCGGCAAGGACGTTGCCGAGGTGGCCGAGCTGGTGGCCGAAATCTACGCGTCCGGGAAGCTCGACATGATCGGTGTCGACCCTGCCGGTGTCGGCGGCATCCTGGACGGCCTGATCGAGGCCGAGATTCCGCAGGACAAGGTGATAGGCATTTCGCAGGGCTGGAAGCTGGGCGGTTCAATCAAGACTGCCGAACGCAAGTTGGCGGAGGGCGGAATGGTTCACGGCGGTCAGCCGATGATGTCCTGGTGCTGCGGTAACGCGAAGGTGGTTCCGGCCGGCAACTCGATTCTGATCACAAAACAAGCGTCGGGGACGGCGAAGATTGACCCGTTGATGGCGTTCTTCAACGCCGTGGCCCTGTTGTCGCTCAACCCCGTCGCGCGGGGCAATGTCGACGATTTCTTTGATGACCCAATAATGGCAGGGCTCTAATGGCGAGCAAAAACAAACCGGGGCTCATTCGCTCCGCGCTACAGAGCTGGCTGGGTGTTCCTGTTGGGCTCACCAGTGAGGCTTTTTGGCAGGAGTGGTTCGGCACTTCCAATAGCGGCAAACACGTCACCGTCGACGGTGCGGTGCGGCTGTCCACCGTCTGGGCGTGCGTTCGTTTGCTATCGGAGTCCGTTTCGACTCTGCCCCTAAAGCTCTACCGCCGGATGCCGGACGGATCGCGTGAATCCGCCCGGGATCATCCCCTCTTCAGGGTGCTGTGCCGCTCCCCGAATACAGAGATGACCCCGCAGCGTTTCATGCTGCAGATCGTCGCCAGCATCTGCTTACGCGGCAACGCTTTCGTCGAGAAGAAGTTCATCGGCACCAGGATCGTCGCCCTCGACCCGCTGTTGCCGCAGTGCATGACGGTCAAGCGCCTGGACAATGGCCGCTTAAAGTACACCTACAACGAAAACGGCACCGAACGGGACATCCCGGAAAAGAACCTGATGCACATCCGCGGCTTTGGCCTCGACGGTGTCTGCGGGATGCTTCCGGTGACCACGGGCCGCGACGTCATCGGCACTGCGCTGTCATCGGAAGAAGCCGCCGCGAAGGTGTTTGCCAACGGCCTGCAAGCGTCCGGCTTCCTGACAGTGGAAGGTGGCGCTGCGCAGGGCTCCGGCACGCTGACACCGAAGCAGCGGGAGCAGTTGAAGAAAAGCCTGGCAGCGTTCAGCAGCTCGAAAAACGCCGGCAAGACGATGGTGCTGGAGGCTGGCCTCAAGTACCAAAGCGTCACAATGAACCCGGAAGCGGCGCAGATGCTGGAAACCCGGGCATTCAACGTCGAAGAGATTTGCCGCTGGTTCCGTGTGCCGCCGTTCATGGTCGGGCACATGGACAAGCAGTCGAGCTGGGCGGCCAGTGTTGAAGCGCAGAACCTGCACTTCCTCACCAACAGCCTGCGGCCGCTGCTGGTCAACATCGAGCAGGAAATCACCCGCTGCCTGATCGGCGAGGCGGATGCCGAAGAGTTCTTCGCCGAGTTCGCAGTTGAAGGCTTGCTGCGTGCCGACAGTGCTGGCCGTGGCGCCTGGTACAACACCGCGCTTATGAATGGCTGGATGTCCCGCAACGAGGTCCGGCGTTTGGAAAACCTGCCGCCTATTCCTGGTGGCGACATCTACACCGTTCAATCGGCCATGGTCGCGCTGGAGAGCCTGGAGCAGGGCGAGGATATCTCGGCCAAGTTCAACCGCTTCATGTCCAAGGCGCTCCACGCGCACAAGGATGGCAACCGCGAGGCAACTCGCGAACTGCTTCAGGACATCTGCTCCGCGCTTGATGGCGGGGATCCAGACGCCCCGACCATGGCTCACGCCCTTATCTCGATTTCACGCCTCAGCATCACCGAACCAGCGGAGTAACCATGACGATCAGAACCCTGCCTGCAGCGCCGGCGGAGCGCCCGCGCGCGAGTGCTTCCTCGGATCTGCTGCCGATGGCGCTCGAGCGCTGGAACCCGGACATCCGCGCGGCGGCTGACGACGAGAACACCATCTCGATGTTCGACCCGATCGGTTACGACTACTGGACGGGCGACGGCGTTACCGCGAAGCGGGTCAGCGCGGTGCTGCGCAACCTGGCCGGCGCGGACGTCACGGTGAACATCAACTCGCCGGGCGGCGACATGTTTGAAGGCCTGGCGATCTACAACATCCTGCGCGAATACAAAGGCAAGGTGACCGTGAAGATTCTCGGCATCGCTGCGTCGGCCGCATCGGTCATCGCCATGGCCGGCGACGAGATCCGCATGGGCCTCGGCGCTTTCCTGATGATCCACAACTGCTGGGTCGGCGTGGCCGGCAACCGCATCGGCTTGCGGGAAATGGCCGACACGCTGGAGCCGTTCGATAAAGCCATGGCGAACATCTACGCAGCGCGCACCGGTGACGACGTAGCCGCGATGCAGACGCTGATGGATGCCGAGAGTTGGATCGGTGGCGGTGACGCTGTGGATCAGGGCTTTGCCGACTCGCTGCTCGACAGTGCCGAGCTGAAGGAAGGTACCAAGGCATCCACCCCGCAGCAGATCGCTGCGCGCCGCCTCGATGTGATCCTCGCGAAGCAGGGAATGCCCCGCTCAGAGCGGCGCGCAATGATTCAGGAACTCAAAACCGGCACGCCCAGCGCTGCCGGCTCTGGTACGCCGAGCGCTACCGAACCCCCGGCCATTTCGGCCTCTGTAATCGCTGATTTCGAAAAGGCCTTGGCCTCTTTCAAGTCGGCAGCCTCTACCGTACCCGGAGTTTGACCCATGTCCGATACAAACGAATTGCTCAAGAGCGTTTCCGCCGAACTGGCGAAAGCCACCAGCGAATTCAGCACCAAGGCCGAATCGGCACTGGCCGAAGCGAAGAAAGCAGGCAACCTGTCTGCTGAAACCAAGGCCGCCGTCGACGAGCTAGCGCTGAAGTTCAACTCCCTGACCGAGGCCGAGAAGCAGCTCAAGGCCAAGCTGGGCGAAGTTGAGCAGGAGTTCGCCCGCCTGCCATCGGCCAGCACGCCACAGAACCGCGACAGCCTCGGTCAAACCGTTATCAAAAGCGAGGCGCTGAAGGCCTTCGCTGCGAGCCTTGAGGGCGGCAAGCGCGTCAACATCCCGGTCAGTGCTGCGCTGCTGTCGACTGACGTCGCTCAGGGCGTCGTAGAGCCGCAGCGCCTGCCTGGCATTGATACGCCGGCGAAGCAGCGCCTGTTCATCCGTGACCTGATTGCGCCTGGTCGTACCACGTCGCCGGCTATTTTCTGGGTCCAGCAGACTGGCTTCGTCAACGCCGCGAAAGTGGTGGCCGAGGGCATGGCGAAGCCGTACTCGAGCATCAACTTTGCCTCCAAGCTGACCGGTGTGTCCACGATCGCGCACATGTTCAAAGCTTCCAAGCAGATCATGGACGACTTCGCTCAGTTGCAGTCCACCATCGATGTGGAAATGCGCTACGGCCTGAAGTACGCGGAAGAGCAGGAAATTCTGTTTGGCGACGGCACCGGCGTTCATCTGCACGGCATCGTGCCTCAAGCATCGGTCTTCGATCCGGCGTTTGAGGTTGAGGCCCGCTCCGGGATAGACGACCTGCGTCTGGCGATGCTGCAGGCACAGTTGGCCCGTCTGCCAGCTTCCGGTCACGTCCTTCACTTCATCGACTGGGCGAAAATCGAGCTGACCAAAGATTCGCTGGGCCGCTACATCCTGGCGAACCCGCTGGGTCTGGCAGGTCCGGTGCTGTGGGGCCTTCCGGTGGTGGCTACTGAAGCGGCCGGCTTCCAGGGCAAGTTCCTGACTGGCGCCTTCCAGACCGGCGCGCAGCTGTTCGACCGTGAAGATGCCAACGTGGTGATCTCCACCGAGAACGCCGACGACTTCGAGAAAAACCTGATCTCGGTCCGTTGCGAAGAGCGCGTCGCGCTGGCGGTCAAGCGCCCTGAGGCGTTCATCTACGGCGCGTTCAACGCCCCCGTCACCCCTTAACTCAAGCCGGGCCGCTCAAAAGGCGGCCCACCGGAGGCAATCATGAAGCTGAAGACGCTGAAACCGCTGTATCTGGGCGGACAAACGCTGGTCGAGGGCACGTCCTTCGAAACCATCGAGCAGCACGGACGCGAGCTGATTCAGAAAGGCTACGCCGAGCCAGACTCGGGTGACGACGAGTCCGTTGTTGTTCTGAGCGAAGAAGATGCCGCTGGCGCCGGCGTATTGACCAGCGCCGCGTTGGCCGCTCCTGCGAAGACTGAAAAGTCCAAGAAGCCGGACAAGCCTGCGAAGGGCGAGTGACATGTCGGTCATCGATATCGGCGTAGCCATGCGGCATTGCCGCGCCGAGGAAGGCGATCGCGATGACGTGCTTTTGAAGCTGGAGGCGGCCGAGGAATCTGCCGCGCTCTACCTGAATCGATCGTTCTACGCGGATGCAGAAGCCATGGCCGCCGCCGTGCTGGATGGTACGGCCGGCGACGATCCGATCGTTGTCACCAAGGCCATCACGGCGGCGTGTTTGCTCATCCTGGGCAACCTGTACGCGAACCGCGAGGATGTAGTGATTGGCGTCAGCGTCTCCGACTTGCCGCAGGGATCCCGCTCGCTGCTGAGTCCCTACCGCGTTGATCTGGGGGTCTGATGAGAGCAGGAAACCTTCGGCATGAGTGTTCGGTGCAGACAAAGCAGCGCGTGCCTGACGGCATGGGCGGCGGGGTCGACGGCTGGATTGAAACCCGGAAGATCTGGGCAGAAATCACCGCGCCTACCGGCCGGACGTCTCCCGTTTCCCAGCAGCTCACAGCGCTGGTGACCGCAGAGATAAAGGTCAGGCCCGCGGGGGATCTAGTGGCCGGGGTTCGCTTGGTCAATTCGGGCGTTACCTACCTTATCGAGGCGGCGCTTCCGGACAACGACCGATCCATGCTTCGTCTGTTGTGTTCAAACGTTCCACACCCCTGAGGTCCTTATGAAAGTTAAAGCACTGGCAAAACTGTCCACTGCCCAAGGCTGGAAAGCTGCGGGCGACGAATTCACCGTGAACGCGGCCGATGCCGAAGAGCTGATTTCTCGCGGTCTGGTCGAGCGCTCTGAAGCTGAGCCTGTTGCCGATCCTGAGCCGGCTGCGAAAGCAACCAAACCCGCCAAACCGAAGGCCTGACCATGGGCCGGCGGTCAAGCGTTCAGGGTGATATCAAGCTTCGCGGCCTGTTGCGCCGGATCGGCAACGAGATCGAGAGCGACCTGCGCCCGGCCATGGTTCAGGCAGCAGACCTGGTGCTGCAAACTCAGACGTTCCTGATCCCTCGGGATACCGGCGATGCGGCGGAAACGCTCACGTCTTTCGTCTCGAAAAGCGGGCTGGATGCGGAAATCGGCATCAGGGGCAAGAGAAACAACACGCGGTACTTCTATACGAAGTTCCTCGAGTACGGCACCAAGGGTTACGCCCGGGGCGAAACGCAGATCCCAGCCCGGGCAGCGCATCCGTGGTTGCGTCCGTCCTACGATCTCAACCGCGAGCAGATCATTTTGCTGATCAGCAGAGCGATCGATTCCACGTTGCGCAAGGCTGCGGAGGCCAAATGAGTGATCCAGGCCTCGCGCTGCAGAAGGCGCTATTCGAGAAGTTGTCGGCCAACCTGACGGCGCCAGTGTTCGATGCCGTGCCCGCCGGGACGCCGTATCCGTATGTGACCTTGGATTACGAGGTCACCGACAACACGACGCCAGTCAGCGGCAAGAAACGCGAAAACCGCCTGTTCTACCTGTCGGTCTGGTCGGACTATCAGGGCCAGGCGGAAGTGAAGCGCATCAATAGCGAGATCGCCGAGGCGCTGGATGAAGTTGCGCTGCCGCTGAGCACGGGCACCGCCGTCTCTGTCCGCGTGCTGCGCACGGAAACGAACCGCGAACCGGACGGAAAGACCTACATGGGATCGGTGACCCTTCGGATCATCACCCAGCACTGACTCCGCCGAGCAACACCAACACCCGCCATCGAGCGGGTTTTTTATTGCCAAAAAACCACCCGCGCCCTGGAGGGCAACCATGACTATCAAAACTTCTGCCGGCGTTCGAGTCCTGATCGGCCCGGCCCAAAATGTCACCTACGGTGAAGACACTGCCGGCCGGGCCGCTGCGCTGACTGCCTTAAAGGCTCTGACCTACGTCGAGATCGGCGAGGTGGAAGACGCCGGCGAGCTGGGCGACGAGGCCAGCACTGCTGATTTCACCGCGTTGGCTAACCGCCGCAAGCGCAAAGTCAAAGGCACATTCGACGCCGGCACCCAGCAGGTCACCTTGGGTTCTGACCCGACTGATGCCGGCCAGAAAGCGCTGAAGGCAGCTCTGTCCAGCGACTCCAACTTCGCTTTCCAGATGGATTACGGCGACGGCACGGCCGATTTCTACCTTGGTCAGGTGCTGAGCTTCCGCAAACAGATCGGCACCGCTGAATCGATCCGCAAGGCCTCGGTGTCGGTAGCGATCAACTCCGCGATCTACGAGCAATCCGCGCCGGCAGCGTAAGGCTCGCAGCTCAACGCAATGCACAGGCGTCGCCATCGCGGCGCCTGTATTGAATCTCCCCACTTCCTGTAAGGAACACTGATCCATGTCCAAGACTGACCACGGCGCAACTGAAGTAATCGTCGGTGCTGAAACCTACAGCCTGGCTTTCACCCTCAAAGCGGTGAAGAACATCGAACGTCGTTTTGGCGGCCTGTCCCCGGCTTTGCAAGAAGTGCAGAAGCTGAGCCTGAACGTCGCGGCCTCCATCATCGCGGCCGGCGCGAATCTGACGCTGAAGCCGAAAGAGTTCGAAGCGCTGGAAGAAGAAATCTACGAGCACGGCATCGGCGAGGTCACGCCGCCGCTGATCCAGTATCTGCTGGCGCTGCTCAACCCTGCAGCCAAGAGCGAAGAAGAGCTCGCGAAGGATGCGGAAGAGGGCACGGGCAAAGCAAAAAAGTAAACCGCCCGGGCAATGGCAGCTATGTGGACGAGGTTTTCTGTCTCGCTACTGGCAGCCTCCAGTGGTCGCCGCGCGACGCGTGGGAAACGCCTGTGCCGCAAATCCTGATGGCTTGGGAAGCTCGCATGGAGTTCCTCCGCGCTACGAACCCGTTCGGCAAGACTGATAAGCCGCCCGGGCCACCGCCAGGCGAGACGCCGGAGGAAAAACGCCAGCGAATCAAGGCCCAAATCCGTGGCGCCCGGGGGTGATTTCGGCCCGGGACCGAAGTATGGACATCCCCAGTCAGGCCTGAACAATCAATTACAACGAACCGGTTCAACAGCCGGTTTTTTTCGCCCGGAGAAAATGCATGGCAGGTCAAGAAGTTCGCGGGATGCTGATCCGGCTTGAGGCGACGACTGCACAACTCCGTCAAGAGATGGATCGAGCAGACGCCTCTGTCACGAAGGCAACCGGGCGAATCGATGCCCAGCTGAGCAAAGTTGATACCGCATTTGACCGCGCTGCCAAAAGCGCGCAGTCAGCAGCAGGGATCCTCAAGGGCGCCTTGTCGCTCGCGATCGGCGGCGCAAGCGTAAGCGCCATCATTGATCAGGCGGAGGCATATACCACCGTCGCCAACCGATTGAAGCTGGTGACATCTTCCAGCAAGGAATTCACCGAGGCGCAGAGCGCTGTCTTCAGCATCGCGCAAAAATCAGGTCAGCCACTCGGCGCGACCGCCGAGCTCTATCAGCGCATCGCTTCTAACCAGAAAGAGCTGAAGCTGAGCGGCCAAGGCGTTGCCGGGATTGTCGAAACGATCTCCAAAACTCTGGTCATCAGTGGCGCTTCCGCTTCGTCGGCGGATGCTGCCCTTGTGCAACTCGGTCAGGCCTTCGCTTCAGGTACGCTGCGCGGCGAAGAGCTCAACTCGGTTCTGGAGCAGGCCCCGGCACTGGCGCAAGCGATCGCTAAGGGCATGGGGAAAACCGTAGGTGAGCTTCGAAATCTGGGTACTGAAGGCAAGTTGACGTCGGCCGCAGTTGTGGCGGCCTTACAAGCCCAAGCAGCCGCGGTAGACGGGCTCTTCAATCAGATGCAGAGCACTATCGGTACTGCGCTGACTCGTATCCAGACCTCCTTCACGCGAATCATCGGCGAGACCGACAAGCTGTCCGGGACCAGCGTCTCGCTGGCTGGCGCGGTCAACCAGGCATCGCGGGCGCTGGACCAGATCAAGGTCCCCGAGGCGTTTGCGGTCATCTCGGAGCACGCCGAGACCCTGTCCACCGTCCTGAACGTTGTTTTGTATGCGGCGCTTGGCAAGGTGGCCGCCGGCCTCGCGCAGTGGACGGCTGCGTCTGGCGCGTCTGTTCTTGCCAACCAGAAGGCCCTGACGGCTGCCGCGAGGACTGCGCAGCAGGACCTTTTGTCAGCGGAAGCGAAGCAGCTCGACGCTCGCGCACTTGTGGCGCGAGCTGGACAGGAACTGCAGGCGGCCCAGACAAAGGTGGCCGCGGATCGGCTGCGTCAAGAGTCGGAACTCGCCGGCGTGCGCACCGTGCAAGCAGCATTGGTTGCGGAGATGGCGCTGGAGCAGGAGCGTCTCAAAGCGCAAATATCCGAGACTGGGCGAAACGCAGCTTTGGCGCGGATGGTCGAGATCCGCGGGGCACAGATTGCTATCACCAAGCAGATGGAAGCCGCTGAGCGCTCGCTCGCCGCTACCACTGTAGCGACATCAGTCCAAATACAGGCGGCGAACGCGCAGGTTACGGCTTCTAAGGTGGCCCTTGCTGAAACGACCCTGGCGGTAAATGCGGCATCCGTTGCGTCACAGAATGCCGCTGCCTCTGCATCTATTGCGGCTCGTGCGTGGGGTAGTTTGAGGGCTGGCGCTGCCGGGCTTCTCGGGTTGCTGGGCGGGCCTGTTGGCTTGGCGTTTATGGCTGGCGCAGTTGCGCTGTCATTTGTCGATTTCAGTGACAAGTCCAAAACGTTAATGGGGGACCTGGGCGACCTCGGCAAATCCGTCGACCAGGTGCGCACCGAATTTAACAAGCTGAACGAGGATCAGCAGCGCGCCCAGGTCAACACCTGGAAGGACAAACAGCTTGGGGCAACCCTCGCCGTCGAGAATGCTTACAAGGACCTGAAAAGTGCAGTTCAGGGTGCGCTGATCGAGCCTCCTAATCCCGACATGGTGGATACGGCAAAGATCGCCGATCAGGTTCGCGCGTATGACGGGCTTGTCGCCAAAATGGATGCCGCTCGCGCTTCGGGCCAGTCACTCGGCCCCATTTTGCGGGAAGCAGCAGCGAACGGTCAGATCTCGCCGGAACAGCTGCGGCAGTGGGAAACGCTTGCCGGCTCGCTGAGCGACAACGCGGCTGTGGCTGCCCAGGTCAAAACGCGCCTTGACGAAATGACCGGCGCACTCAACAAAAATACGGTTGCGACCCAGGCGAACAACCAGGCCAAAGCTGGCTTCACCGCCGAGGGCGAGAAGTACCTGGATACGATCCAGAAGCAGCTGGCTGGCCTGCAGGATGGTGGGGACGCCATAAAAGAGGCGAACAGGTACATCGCAGAGCACTCGGCGCTCTCTGAGGCCGACCGTGTTGCAATCCTTTCGACGGCCAATGCCATTGAGGTCAACAAGGCCGCCACAAAGGCTTCGAAAGACGAAACCAAACTTGGAAACGCCGCCGCCCGCGAAGCAGCCACGGAGCTGAAGAACCAGCAAAAGGCTCTCGAAGAGCTCACCACGAAGTCGGGAATTTCCGCCAAGGCTGCCAGCGATCTCGCAGACGCTTATCTCGCTGGGGTCGACAACATCCGCGCGATCACTCTTCAACAAAAGGTTGAGGAAGAACTGCTCAAAACTGGCGCAGCAGCGCGCGGAAAAGTCACGGCAGCCATAAACGCTCAGATGGCGGCGGAAGACCGCCGTGACGTGGCGAAGAACATCGCGGATCTGCGCGTGGAAGCAACGCAGACTCTTGCTCAGGCAACCGCCACCCTGCAGGGTGCAGACGCACTTGAAACTTTCAATGTGCAGAAGTCGATGCAGCTGGCGTTGGTAGGGAAAAGCATCGAGTACGGCTCCAAAGAGTATGACCAACTGCTGCAAGCTACGCGTGCCCAGTTGGAGCACAACAAGGCTCTGGAGCAAGCCGGCGCGGCAAACAGCATCGTCGATCGGCTTTATCCTCAGACGAAACTTTTGCGCGATTACACCCAAGAGCAGGAAGCACTGAACAAGGCGATCGAGCTTTATCCTGAAAAGGCCGATGCATACCGCGATGCGCTTCAGCGACTGGGCGTCGAGTACCAGCAGAACAAGAACGCCGCGACAAGCTGGGGTCAGTTCACCGAAGGCGCGATTGATCGGATCGACGATGCATTCGCGGACATGTGGAAGTCTGTGCTGAGCAAGTCCGGCAACTTCATGGACACGCTCAAGGACAGCTTCCGGCAGTTCCTGGCGGAAATGCTTCACATGGCGATCACTAAGCCAATCCTCGTTCAGTTCGCCAGCGCGCTGGGTGTGGGCGGCGCTCAGGCTCAATCCTCGGGGCTGTTTGGAGATCTGACCGGCGGCGGTGGGGGTGGGCTGACGTCGTGGCTCGGTACCGCCAAAAACGTTTTCTCTGTCGCGAGCAGCAATTTCGGGCAGTCCATCATGGCTGGTTGGAATGCAGGCGAGGGCATTGTCGGTGGCATCCAAGGCGCGTTTGGCAATGGGGCTTCCTACGTCAAAGATGCGATCGCGAGTGGCTTTACTGCTGGCTCAGCTACTGCAAGCGCCGTAGCGTCGACCACAGCGGAAAGCCTGACGACCACCTTGGCCAACTCGTACGCCAGTTACGGCGCACAGTTCGGGACAGGGGTGGCCCAGGGCTCCTTTAGCGGTGCTGCTTCATCTGCCTCGGCGTCAGCCGCTTCTTCCAGCCTCAGCGCTCTGAGCGCCACTTTGAGCTATGTCGGCGCGGTGTATGCAGTCATTCAGTCGTACCAGGCATACGGGGCGAAGGGCGCGGCTACCACGGCAGGCTTTGCCGCTGCTGGCGCTGCCATCGGTTCCGTGGTTCCTGTTATCGGTACCGCACTTGGGGCAGCAATTGGCGCGGTCATCGGCTCTATTGCTTCCAGTTCGCTCTTCGGCAGCGGGGAGAAGTACCGCGATCTGAGCACATCGGCCACAGGGCACTACGATAACGGCGTGTACACGGATCAGGGCATAGCGACCACTTGGCAGCGTAAGGCGCCGAAATATGGCGCCGCTGCCGATAACGCCATGTCATCCACTCTGAATAAATTCGCCTCAACGCTCGGCAACCTCTATGAGGCGCTTGGCAATGGAGCGGAGGTATCGGCTTACAGCACTCTGCAGCAGCGCAAGACCTCTGGGAAATACTCGAGCACGTTCGGCGCTCAGTTGGACGATGGTTCAGTCATCAGCGCGAAGCAGCAGTTCAAGGCGAATGACATCGCGTCGGCGTTGACCGCTGACTATGACGACATCATGGGCACCTTCCTCGCGAAGGCGATCGTGAGTTCGAAGTCGCTGCCGGAGTACTTCAAATCCCAGTTCACGGCCTTCGCCAACGACTGGAACACGACGGCTGACCAGGTCATCAAGGCGATCGAGGGCGTCTTCACCCGCTTCAACGGGGTGAACGACGCGCTGTCCTTGATCAACGTCGCGAACCTGAAGCTGGATAACACCGGCCTCATTGCCTCCGATGCGATCCTGAACATGATCGGCGCGCTCGCCGACCTGGACAGCACCACCGCAACTGCGAAGGAAAAGGTCGACGCGCTCAACAAAAGTGTGGGCACCTACTACCAAGCTTTTTTCAGCGCGGACGAGCAATTCGCCGACCTGACCAAAAGCCTGCAGGGTGCGTTCGCTGGCTTCGGCCTGAAGCTGCCGGACACGCGTTCCGCCTATCGCAAGATGGTTGAAGACATTGACGTCACGAACACAGCGGGCCAGGCGATGTTCGCGACGATGATGGGTTTGGCAACCAACGCGGATGCCTACTACACGCAGATCGACAAACAGGCGCAGGCTGCAGTGGATGCAGCCAAGGAGGCAGCACAGGCGGCCGCAGATGCATGGTCGAACTACTACGGCCTGTTCACTTCTGACACCCAGAAAGCCGCCGACACTTTGTCGCTGGTCGGTCAGCAGTTCGCCGCGCTGAGCTTGGCTATGCCTGCAACGCGGGACGGCTTCGCCGCAATGGTGGGGTCTATTGACCAGACGACCGAAAAAGGCAAGGCGATGTTTGCCTCGCTGCTCGGGCTGGCGACCAACGCTGATGCCGCTTTCGACATCCTCGAGGCTCAGACCGCTGCGGCGAATGAAGCGGCGGCAGCCGCTGCTCAGGCCGCCAAGGACGCCGCGACCGCAGTCAAGGATGCTTTGAATGTCGCAGTCACCAACAGCCTATCCGCCGTGCAACGAGCAATCAGTGCACAGCAGGAAGCCGCTGAAGCCGCCTTTAACGCAACGAGCGCGTCGATCAACGACATGCTCGACACGGCCAATACGCGGGTAAGCGACCTCACTGCCGTCAGCAACAGTCTCGGTGCTGCCCTGAAGTCTCTGCGCGGTGACTCTGACGCAGCGGTGCAGATGCTCCGTCGCCAGGCGCAGGCCACTTTGCAAAGCGCACTTGCCACGGCGCGAGCCGGCGGGTCGTTGGCGAACTTCAGTGGTTTGGACGACGCGCTGAATGCGGTCACCAGTAACACCACCGACCTGTATTCATCGCTTGAGGACTTCAACCGCGATCAAGGCCGCACGGCCAACGTGGTGGCGGAACTCAACCTGCTGAACGGCAAGCAGCTGACCAACGCCGAGAAATCGGCGAAGGCGCTGCAAGATCAGCTCGATCAGGCGAAGAAGGCGTATGACGCGCAGGTGGCGCAGTTCGATTCGCAACTGGCATTTGCTCAGTCGCAGTTGGATGCGTTGAACGGCGTCGACACATCGGTGCAGTCGGTGGCCGTTGCCATCCAACAAATGAACGCCGCCGTTGTGGCTGCGCTCCAGGCGCAGGAAACGGGAGCGGCTGCCGGCAACACGTACGACAACAACGTCGCGTTGATTCGATCGGTTTACAAGCAGGTTCTCGGTCGGGATCTGGATGGGAACGGCCTTGCGACCTGGACGGCGGGCCTGGCTAACGGGACGGTCACCTACGCCAACCTGGTCGACATGATCGCCAAGGGCGGCAAGGCGAACGCCGAAACCGTGAAAATCCCAGGCTACGCCGCCGGGGGCAGCTTCGGCGGTGGGCTGCGCCTGGTGGGAGAGAACGGCCCGGAGCTCGAAGTAACAGGTCCGAGCCGGATCTTCGATGCTCGCACTACTGCAGCAATGCTCAACGGTGGCGGCTCAGACACTGGCGTTGTGGCAGAGCTGCGCTCTATCCGTGCAGAGCTGGAAATGATCAAGGCCAATACCCAGTCCGGGGCGGTGAGCAGCAGCAAGCTCGTGAGGATCGTCGATCGCGTAACTGAAGGCGGCAACGCCATCCTTACCAAGGAACTTTGATGAAGGTTATTAAACCGCACGTCATCACGGACATGATGATGCTGAGTTCGTCAGTTCAGGAGAACGACTATCCGGCTTGGGCATCGGGCACCGCCTACGCCCTCGGCGCGCGGGTGATCCGGACCAGCGTGCATCGGGTATACGAAAGGCTGGTGGCGGGGGCGGGGACAGTCGCCCCCGAGCTGGACACGACGAGCCCGCCGGTGTGGATGGATGTTGGCCCGACGAACAGGTGGGCGCCGTTCGACGATGTGGTCGGCACGCTCGCAACCGGTCCGTCGCCGCTCAGTTATGTGCTGAGCGTCGGGTTCACCGACAGCCTGGCGCTGTTTGAGTTGAGCGGCCGGTACGTGGATGTAGTGATGAAGGACGGCACCGGCGGTGTTGTTGTGTACCAGAAACGGATCGACCTAGAAGTCACCGATATCGAGACGATCTTCGACTGGTTCTTCAGCGATCTGGATCTGCGGACCGACATCGTCATCACCGACCTGCCGGGCCAATACGCGAGCGCTGAGCTCTCCGCGAAGATCACCTCAACGAGCGGCGGGGCGTCCGTTGGAGTCATCAAGCCTGGTCTGATCAGCGACCTCGGGGAAACCCAATACGGCGCCCGGGTCGGCATCGATGACTACAGCCGCAAAGAGCGGGACCCATTCGGCAACACGGTCATCACCAAGCGCGCTTACAGCAAGCGCGGCAGTTTCACGATGTTGACCACGCTGGGCACCTTCAACCGGATCTACCGAACGCTGGCGGCCTTGCGGGCGACGCCCTGCGTTTACATCGGCACGGAGGCAGCCGGCTATGAGCCGCTGCTGATCTACGGGTTCTTCACCAGTTTCAACATCGACATTTCGTATCCCAGTTACCACCTCTGCTCGCTTGATATCGAGGGCCTCATCTGATGGCAGTCACTCCACTACCGTTCCTTGACCGGACGGCAGCAACCTTTAAAACCGATGTCGATGCGTTTTTCGCTCAGAAGCTGCCGCAGTTCTCAGTCGATGTGAACCAGCTCGCGACGGATGTCCAGTCCAGCGCTACCGCTGCCAACTCGTCAAAGGTCGCTGCTGCGACAAGTGAGACGAACGCGGCAAACTCTGCCACGGCCGCGAACAGCTCGAAAACAGCGGCTGCGACAAGCGCTACAAACTCCGGCACCAGCGCCACCAACGCGGCAAATTCGGCAACTGCAGCGAACACATCAAAAACAGCAGCGGCCAATAGCGCAACGGCTGCGGCTACCAGCGCCACAAACTCCGAGGCATCTGCCGTTCGCGCTCAACAGGCCGCAGACAGCATCGGCAGCGGGCCGGTGACCAGCGTGAACGGTAAAACAGGTGTTGTATTACTTGCCAAAACGGACATTAGTTTAGGCAGCGTCGACAATGTCTCTGTAATAGCCGCAGGCATAGGCGTCGTCCAGCCTACCGCATTAGCGAACATCGATTCGTTTACGCTCACCAATGGCTGGTACGCCGTTACAGATGCGACGCTTGGAACCAAGCCGGCAGGAGTGTCGTTCGGCTCGCTCCTGGTGAGCGGCAGACTTGCGACTGCGGCAAATACTCGCGTCGTCCAAACCCTTATGCGGACTGACACAGGTCCTACGCCCTCGACCCAGATATTCTCGCGAACGAGCTTCAGTGGTACGTGGGGGCCATGGGTTGAGATAGCAAACACAGATTTTGTGCAAGACGCAGTGCATCAGGGCCACGGGGTCGTCGGCGTATCCAGAAACGTAAGGATGGCAGTACCTACCGCAGCTGCGACCGCAGCTATCACAGCCGATGAAATAACAGTTGAGACGGCATTGGGCGGGCTGCGTTATTGCATCCCGAGTTTCAGCAAAACGATAAATCTTGCAACTACCGGCGCGGGGGGGATGAATTCTGGCGCAGCACCGGCATCGGGCTATGTTGCGATCTACGCTATCTACAACCCTACTACCGGAGTATCAGCGCTACTGGGATTTGATAACACATCCACTACTGCGCCGGAAACTGCGCCGAGTCTACCATCTGGCTACACTGCCTCAGCTTTGATAGCAATAGTCCAAACCACAGCCGCTCGACTTATTTATCCGTGCGCCGTTTTGGATCGCAGAGTTTACTTTGCTTATCAGGCCGCAGTTTCGTCAGTTGGCGTAGTGTCGTCGCTGACATCTGTAAACATCTCGGCAGTCGTTCCCAAAAATGCAAAGTCCATTTCTGGATGGGCTGCAGTGGGCTCGACCGCAGCGACAAACGCGGTCATCAATATAGCGGGTTCCGCGCAGGGCCTTGGTTTCAAACAAATCGGTGGGTCACCGCCTACGGGGTCGGCGATTTACTCTGGCTCCTTCACCGATGTCCCACTGGTAGCCGCTCAGACAATGTTTTGGCAGGTTGCAATTTCGACCGGTACGCTGAATTCGGCGCAAATAAATATCAGTGAATTTGAGTTCTAGGGAGCGCTTAATGCCTATCCATTTTGTTGAGTTTAGCGATCAAGACGAGTCCAGCATTCGAACAGTCTTTGCAAGTGTTCAGGATGCCGAAATTTACCAGTACCAGGGCGAAGTAGATGATGACGACCCACGCTACATCGCCTTCATTGCCTCTATGACGCCGAGCAAGTTAGAGCTAAACAAAGCTGATCGTGACAGGCTCTTGCAAATCGCAACACTCAGCATTGCACCTCTACAGGATGCGGTTGATCTTGATGACGCGACGACAGCTGAGAAAGCTCTACTCAAGGCATGGAAGCAATACCGTGTCGCGGTCAATCGAATGGACCTGACAGGGGATATTACAGAGTGGCCAGTCGAACCAGCATAACGAAATTCCCGCTAGTTCGTCAGGGTTTAAACTCGTACAGGCGGCGCTGACCTTGCTCTGAGGGTCTTTCGCCAGGCTAGAACAGGTCGCTCGACAAGATAGTAAGAGATGCTGCTAAGTGAGAAGGCGACCGCCACATAAAGCGCAGCCAATTTCGGGCTTATGCTCGTTACACCGATGGCTTTTCCTGCATAAATTATTAAGAAGTGATTTAGGAAAACACCATAGCTGATGTTCCCCATCACCTCGTCAGCTTTGTGATAGGGCAGTTTTGACAAAAGCATGATCACGGGTATTCCGATCACGATACCCGCAGCTACCTGAACATTGTAGGGAAGCCACTGGGCCGACCCGATAGCCACTAGGACACAGCCTGCCAGCGCTAAGCCCCATGCGACAAAAACCGCAAAGTGCTCCGCAGCAGTTCCTCTTCTGATGAAGCTGCCACATAAGAAGATAAACAAGACTCCTGGAAGAAGCCGATAGCCGTAAAAGTCAGAATGCAAGTATCCGAAAAAAGCAAGTATCGCGACCGCGATGGATGCATAGAACAGCACTAGCCGAGCTTTATAGATAAGTATGAATGGGATTAGGAGATAAAAACACATCTCAAGGCCCAGCGACCATGCTTGCGGAATAATGTTTGGATCAGACATGCCAAACATAAAGAAGCCAAGCGGGAAGATTGCAACCGTCGACAGTAAATTGGTTGGGGTTACTGCGTTGCGAGCTGGGCTGTCCGCAAGCATGTTGCAAATTAGAATCGATGACAGAACCATATAGAAAATAAACTGCGGATAAATGCGCATTGCCCGGTCAGCAAGGAAAGCTGGAATCCTGCTTATTTCTCCGTAGTTCTTATCGATCAGCGCAGTCATCACGAAGCCGCTGATTATGAAAAACGAAACTACTGCGACCACTCCATACCCAAGATCGACGCCAAAAAACATGACCCCCATATGCCCTATTGCTACCAGCACGGCAAGAATCAGCCGATAAACCCCCATCATCTACCCCCCTTATAGAATCGTGACAAATCCTGCTGCGCGCGCCCCCATACGAGGATCGCGCAGTTTATCCAATGAGCCCGCCCTACGCGGGTTTTTTTGTGGAAAAACAGAATGAACATAACTGAGAAAGATCGAGATGTACTCGCGCGCACTCTGTGGGGCGAGGCCCGAGGCGAAGGTTTAGCCGGGATGGTCGCGGTGGCCTGGACGATTCGCAACCGTGTGGACGATGGCAAGGACAGGTCGTGGTGGGGCGAGGGCTACGCCGGCGTGTGCCAGAAGCCGTACCAGTTCAGCTGCTGGAACAGGAACGACCCGAACTATCAGTTTCTCAGCGGCGCCCGGAAGATCCCGTTTCGCGAGCTGGCGCAGTGCCGCATCGCTGCTGACCAAGTGATTGACGGCAAAGTGCCGGACCCTACCGGCGGAGCGACCCACTATTACGCGACCGCCATGCCGAACGCGCCGGACTGGGCGGCCAAGGCGAAGCGCACGCTGAAGCTCGGCAACCACGTCTTCTTTAAGGACGTGCCCTAAGCATTCGGCTGGTGCTGGCGCCTCGCTAACCCGGCCCCAACGAACAAACCCATCTATAAAGCCCTCGGAGGCGCAGTGCGTACAGATCAATTCGTGATGAAGTACAGCTACGGACCGCACACGCTGTCCGTGAAGGCAAATGGCGGAAGCGTGCTTGTGGAAAAGGCCGTGGGCCCTGACTGGGTGACCGCAGACACATTCACCACTGATGGCGCTTGGCGCCTGGATCTTGGCAACTCGCCTACACGATTCACACCAAAAGGCGGCGCTGCTTATGAGGTGGCCAAGTGACCTTGGTTATAGGCGCTTCGCCTGCCACCAAGAAGCGTATCCGCCGTGGGCTGGGCCTGCTGGGCGACAGCTTTAGCGCGAACTGCCATACAATTGTGGCCACCGCCTACGGCACCGAGGCCTACGGCTACGCCGGAGCGATCGCGGCAAAGACTGGCCTATTCCCCAGCTACCTGGACAACCAAGGGAAGGTGGGCGACCACTCCGGGCAGTTTATGCCACGGCTGCCGTCCTGCCTGACTTCAGTGACCGCTGATCTTTGGATGCTGCTGTCGCGCACAAACGACAGTACCACGGCAGGGATGACGCTTGCAGACAGCAAGGCAAACGTGATGAAGGCAGTCACAGCGTTCCAGAACACGCCCAGCAAGTACCTGATCGTCGGCACCGGCACGCCGCGGTTCGGTACCAAGGCCTTGACCGGCCAGGCGCTGGCGGACGCGATCGCTTACAAGGACTGGGTCCTGAGTTACGTCAGGCAGTTCGTGCCCGTGGTGAACATCTGGGATGGATTCACGCAGGCCATGACAGTCGACGACCTTCACCCGAACCTGATCGGCGCCGACTTCATCCAGTCCCAGTGCGTGCCGGTGATCAATGCCAACTTCGAATTCTTCGGCGTGCCACTACCGACGGACGGTGCCGACCTGTACTCGGCGATTCGCCCGTTCGGTTGCCTGAATGCCAATCCGTTGATGCTCGGTACCGGAGGCGTCATCAACGCCTCGGCAAACCCGGTAGGCGGATCGGTACTGGCAGACAACTACAAGGCTTCCGGCTCAGGCCTGACCGGCATCACCACGCGCTGGTACAAGGAGCCGTCTGCCTTCGGTGAGGCGCAGTGCATCGAGCTGGCTGGGACAATGGCGGCGGCCGGCGGTTACATCTACTGCCAGCCCGCAACGAACGTGACCCTGGCGAATCTCCTGGCCGGCGACGTCATCGAAATGGTTTCGGCGCCGGAGATCGTCGGCAACGGTCGCGGCATTCTCGGCTGGGAGGCGGAGCTGATCATCACGAAGCCGGTATCTGGCACGTCGACCACCATTTATTACCGGTCGATGGACAAATACCAGGAACCGTTCACTTTCCCGGCCAACTGGAAGGGTGCGTTGGAAACACAGCGCTATTCCTGCGACGTTACGGAAACGGTCGTCACTTCCCGCATGGGGCTTTATCTGGCAACGGGCATCGCGCAGGACAGCAAGGTCAAGGTCGCGCAGTTCGGCATCCGTAAAGTCTGACCTCTCGTCCCGATCAGATTGACCGCGGCAACGCCCTTTGAGTTAACTGTACGCATATACAGTTAATTCAGCGGACAATCATGTATTTCCTCATCACCTTGCGGCGTCACCTCGGTGTCGCCATACCCAAAGACCAGGTCAGCAAGATCACGCCCTTCAAGGGCGACGTGCAGATTGTGGAGTCGCAGTGCTCAGCGCTGGGCCGTGTCGCGAGGCAGGCATTCATCCTTAACAGCGTTGGTCATGCGGCGGACATTCTGCCGCGGCTGCTGGACGCTAGCGTAACTAGCATGGGTACCCAGGGCATGAACATCTCGGGCATTGAGCAAGTGGGCGAGGCGTTCTACTTCCAAGCATGGTGGTGCCGCTTTGAATGAGCACGTCGCCGACCCTCTGGCTGCATGGAAGGTCATGGTCGAGGACATGCAAGACCTCGTCACCGACCCTGACGGCCAGCGGGCGAAGCTGCGGGAATTGGCAATGCTCGCGTATCAGCGGTATCAGGTTGATGCCGATGAGCTTTCGGACATGCTGGAGGTTACGGACGCTGCGCGCGAGTGGGGACTGCTCGAACTGGAGGAGGGTTTCCGCATCGGCATCTTCGAGAGTCAGGAGTTCGGCCCGCAGACCGGGACGCAGTATTTTGACGGTAAGCAGCTGGTGAGGGTTTTTGATAGTCGGCAGGACGCCGTAGGAAGGAGAATCGCGCACGTGAACAAAACGTGAGTCACAGCGCTTAACAGCGTGTACACTGCGCGACTTCTTGAGACAGCGTAACCGTTTGCGGGCGGCGTAAGCTGTTGATAGTTAAGTGCTTTCCTCTGGTGAGGATGATTTAGGTTCCAGCGCCGCAAGGTGTGAGAGTTCGAGTCTCTCCGCCCGCCCCAAACAAAAAAAGCCCCGACTCGTGAGAGCCGGGGCTTTTGCGTTATGCCCGTTGCAAAATCAGAATATGGCTCCCCAAAACGCAACCGTTTGGGCCAATGTTTATTGAGCTTATAAGATTCAAAAAATAGGGTGTTTTTGCAGGGCTTTTTTACGGTTAAAGCCTTAATTATCAAGCAATTGATTGCTTCTTTCGGGGCGTTCCAATCTGCAATCACTAAGTCGAAATGCGCCGCACGCCAGCGATCCAGGCCGTCTGCGCCCTGAATGGCCATGTCGCAGCGGTGCCCCAGAAAACACAGTTGCTCGAACAGCAACAGACGGTTCGCCGGATGGTCGTCGACGATCAGGATGCTCAACGGTGCTGAAGAGGGCGGCACGGCCTGAGGCGTGGTGTTTCTGACAGCCAGAGGTTCAAGCGTCGTGAGCTCAAACGTCATCTCGACCCGCGTTCCTTCCCCGGGTTCGCTGCTCAACGTCAGCGTCCCTCCCATCATTTCGCACAGACTTCGACAAATCACCAGCCCAAGCCCGGCGCCGGTTCTGGCCAGCTGACCCGCTTGGTCGACCTGGGCAAACGGCGCGAAAAGCCGCTGCTGGTCCTGGATGGCGATGCCGATGCCGCTGTCGTGGATGACCACCTGCACATGCATTTGCTGTGGGCTGCGCCCGGCTTCGGTTTGCAGGCTTATCTTGACCTGACCTCGCTCGGTGAACTTGATGGCATTGCTGATGAGATTGGACAGGATCTGTTTGAAGCGCAGCGGGTCAATCAATACGTCCGTGTTGGTCCGTGCATCGAGGTCCAGGGCCAGGGTGAGGCTTTTTTGCCGGGCAAGGCCATCGAATACCCGCACCACGGACTCCACAAGCTGACGCAGGTTGGCACGCTCCGGACTGAGGCTCAGGCGGCCGGATTCGATGCGCGCGATGTCAAGAATATCGCCGATCAATTCCAGCAGATCCTTCGCCGAACTGTAGGCGACTTCGATGGCGGGCCGATCCAGTTGCCCGTTGTCTGCGCGCTTGAGGGCCAGCTCCAACATGCCGATCACGGCGTTCATGGGCGTGCGGATCTCGTGACTCATGGTGGCGAGAAAAGTGCTTTTCGCCCGGTTGGCATCATCCGCAAGGTCCTTGGCGGTCTGGAGTTGCTCGATCAGCTGGCGGCGCTCGCTGATGTCGATCCAGCCGCCGATGATGCCTTGCACTTTGCCGAGGGAGTCGCGGAACGGCAGGATCCAGTGGTAGATCGTCAGTTCGCGGCCGGCGATATGCAGCGAGCGGTCCAGTATCAGCGGCGCGTTGTTGGCGATGACACGCTTGTAATCCTCGACATAACCGAGCGCTTCTTCAGTGTCACTCAATACACCGTCGAGAATGCTTTTTCCGATCACGTCCTCGCGCTGCGCGGCAAAGGCGGCAAGGTAGCTCTCGTTGCACATTTTCAGCAAACCGTCGCGGTCGCGGACATAAATGGGATGTGGAGTACCGTTGACCAGCGCGCTCATGAATTCGAACTGGTCGTTCAGTGCGCGCTCGGCTCGCTCACGCTGTTTGATCTGACGGCGCATCCACGCGTTCCAGGCCAGCGAGCCGAGCAGCAGCAAGCTCGCGCCGACAATGATCTGATAAATCAACAGTTGATAGTCGTGCCACGCACCACTGCTCGGAGGAATGTAGGTTCGCCAGCGATTATTGATGGCGGCGAGATCTTCCGGCGCGATGCTGGACAACGCCTTGTCCAGGATCGACGTCAGCTCGGTCGCGTTGCGAGACGTTGCCATGGCGATCCGCGCCGGTTCCTGGCCCACCGTGACGCGCATTTGCAGGGTGTCGTTCAGCGCTCTGGAAGAGAGAAAGTAACTGGCGCTGAACAGCGAGGTAACGGCGCCTTCCGCACGGCCGTGGGCGAGCATGTCCAGCGCTTGCGACGGGTTGTCGACTTCAACCGGGTAGATATCGGGGTATTTGTCGCGCAGGAAGGGCAGGATCGGACTGCTCAGGGCCAGCGCAACGCGCTTGCCGGCCAGTTGATCCAGGTTGGAAGGCGCCGAGGTTTCCTTGCGGGTGACCAGGACGAACACGTTGTCCATGTACGGGCGGCTGAAATTGAAGCGGTTCTCGCGCTCATCGCTGGGGATCATCGCGCCGATCAGGTCTGCCTGGCCCTGGCTGAGCTGGTTGGCCATATCGTTCATGCTCGCGGCATGACTGACACTGAAATTCAGCCCTGTGCGCAGTCTGACGAGCTCGAGCAAGTCTGCGGTGACGCCGCTGAAGCGCCCGGCGGCGTCGTAAAACGTCAACGGGGCATAGGCTTCGTTAAACACTACCCGAACGGTCGGGTGCTGGGCGATCCAGCGTTCTTCGCGCTGATTGAGCTGCAGCTTCTGATCCGTGAGCATCAAGTCGCTGCCAGCGCCCCAGCGTTTGGAGATGGCGATGCGTTCCTCCACCGGAATGCCCTTGAGCACCCGGTTGACGATGTCCAGCAGCAGGGGATTGGAAGCCTGCATGGCGAAGCTGAAGCCGTTGGCCTCGTGTTTGCCGAAGTTGGCCATCTGCACGTTGTTCAGGTAGCCCTTGTTAATCACATAGTGCGTGGAAATGGTATCGCCCAGAAATACGTCAGCCTGATTGAAGGCCACGGCGTTGATGGCGCTCTGGAAGGAGGGGAAGGTTTGCAGGCGCGCTTTGGGGTACAGCGCTGCGATCTCGTCGGGCGGCAGGTAGTGATAAGCCATGCTCAGGCGCAGCCCATTGAGGTCACCATTGAGCGGCCTTGTTTCTCCGATACGCGTCACCAGAACCGGCTGGTCAACGGCGTAAGGCATGGACAGCACGATACCGTTCGAGGCGGCCTCGTAGCCATTGGCGCTGCCTAGCAGATCGATGTCGCCATTTTTAAGCGCCTGGACGGCTTCGTCGCGGTTGGCGAAACGCAGCACCTTGACCGGCAGGTCGAGCACCCTGCCGAGTATGCCGACGTAATCGGCGGTAAAGCCCTCGTAGTCGTGCCCGGTGAGGGTCATGTCGAACGGCGGATAGTCGGGGGTGGAGGTGCCAAGAATCAACTCGCGTTTGTTGCGCACCCATTGCCATTGAGCGCGGTCCAGCGTCACATCCATGTGCGCGGGGTTGGAACGGCTCAGCAGGGTGTAGCGTTCCGGCGCCAGCGGATCTGCCAGCGTATCGAAGGCCAGGCAGACAAGTACGGCGGCCAT